GTTGTTTATCCTTTCACACAAACTACTGGTGGATATGTAACTGTAGAAAACTTAAAGAAACATGAGTATGTTGGAGCTTGGTTATTAGAACCTAGTGATAAACCAATTGGAAAAGGACTTGAAAGTTGGGAAAAGAGATGGGCAAAAGAAAAAAGAAAAATGCAAGAAGCTGTAGAAATTTTTGCTTTATATAATCGTTCAACAAAATGGCAAGGTAACAAAAATGTTATTGGTGATTTTAATTTACCTCAAGATGTTGCTGATTTTGATCCTTCTGTTATTGCCATGACTTTAACGGATAGTTTAAAAAGAGATGTAAAAGGTGATTTAGATAGATCGGGTAAACAATTAAATACTACAAACAGAATGATTGCTATGGTAAATAAATTATTTAATAAATCACCTACAGTTTTGGATGATATAAAGTTTGGAATAGTAAATAAACCACTAACAGAATTTACTAATACTTTTGAAGTTGGATTGTTAAAAGCAGGAGATTATATTAATGGTGAACTAGTAGATGCTACAGCTAATACAAGTAATATGGATGCTGGTACATATAATCCAGAGACTGCCCAAGATACAGTAGTAGATGCAGGTTTATACATAAATGTTTAATTATGGCAGTACAGATTCAGACTCGTAGATCAAGCACAGCTCATGATAGACCTTTCCCAATAAGATTAGGAGCTGGAGAGTTAGCACTTAATAATAACAATGTAAGTCCAGGATTATTTTTTGCAGATGATACTGCTGCACCAAATACTGGATTAATAAAAGTAGGTCCTGTACATATAGGAAGCACTGCCCCAAATAATGCAGCAGCTGGTTTTACTTCTTCTAGTAAAGGAGAGACTTGGTTAGATACAGCTAGTACACAAATATTTAAAGTCCATGATGGAACAGCTTTTCAGACCGTGAAAGCTGTTGTATCTGTTTCTGCAGGGCAACCAGCTAATCCAATCAATGGTCAATTACATTGGGATACAGCTGCAGGAGGTAATGGGGTATTAAAAATATATTTGTCTTCTGTAGGTGGATGGGTAAATGCCTAATTATTTATTTAATAAATGATCTAAAATTCTATCTAATTTAGAATGTACTGCTTGCATTTCTCTTAAAAAATCTTCTTTTAAGACATAATCATGTAAAACTTCATTTTTTAATTTATCTAAATTTCTTTCTACATTTTCAAATCTTCTATCTAATTTTTTACTGAAATTCCCTAAAGCCCTTGTTATACCAGCAAAGGCTCCAATACTTCCTGAGATAATAGCTGCAATAACCTGTGGTTCCATACCTTAATTATAATAGTAGGCACAGTTTAAAATAGATAATTATATGTAAATAAAATGGCAACAGGATACGAACCAAACATAGAAGGAGCTATTGCAGCAATGCGAGATCTAATGATAGCTAATAATGTTACTATGACTCGTCAGCCGTATGAGCCTAATTACAGAGGTTTAGTTGATACTGTTGTTGATCTTAAAGAAGGATTTCCATCTTTTGCTCCTGCACAGGTAGTTTTCAATGCAATTTGTTTTGAAAATGTTGCTGATGGTGATGCCTTATTTATGAGAACTAGTGATGGAAGAGTAGGTAAAGCCATAGCGTCAGATGGCACTGCAGAAAATGCTTTAGTAGTTGGATTTGCAAATATAGCTGCCAATACTGGAGAGACATTACAAGTTGTAGTTGCAGGTGTAAAAACATTGTCAGGATTAAATGCAGGTGATTTATATTTTCTCTCTGCATCAACAGCTGGAGCTATTGTTGAAACTCCACCATCTTCAGCAGGTCAGGCTGTTGTGAGAGTTGGGGAAGCTGGCACTACAACAAAATTTGCCATTCAAATAGAACCACCAATTAAATTAAGCTAATGTCCTACGAACCATATTCACCTAATGCTCAAGGTCTTACTGAAGCATTAATTGATTTAAAAACTGCCTTTCCTGGAATAGTTGCTCAAAAAGTTACTGGTTATGAAACTACTGCTTTTGAAAATTTAAATCAAGGAGATGCTGTTTATTCAAGAGCTAGTGACGGACAGATTGGAAAAGCTATAGCAAGTAGTACTTTAGATAAAGCATTTGTAGCTGGATTCGTCGAAACCACTGTTAGCCAAGGGCAGACAGCAAGAGTCATTGTAGCTGGAGCCATTGCAAATTCAGGACTAGATGCAGGTGATGAATACTATTTATCTGCTGCCTCCGCTGGAGGTATTGTAAAAACTCCACCTTCTACTGCAGGACAATATGTTACAAGGGTTGGGGAAGCTGTAAATACTGCTCAACTAGTTATCAGAATTGAGCCTCCTATGCTTTTAAGCTGACAGTTTGGTCATCGTAAAATAAATATTAATAAGTTCTTTCGGTTAGAACTTGATAGAGATAAGAAATGGCAACTAGGAAGTCGTTAGTACTGATCTCTGGTTTAACTCAGGAGTTAAATTCATCTTCTGATAAATTAGATTTTGCAGGGAATAGTACTTCAGATTTAAGCGAGGGCACAAACCAATATTTCACTAATGCAAGGTCTAGAGGTGCTCTTAGTGTTGCCTCTGGATCAGGTCTTACTTATAACTCAACTTCTGGTGAATTAAATACTAGTGCAATTCCTAATGCAAAATTAGCTAATTCTGCTGTTACTATTGGGGGAACTGCAGTAGCACTTGGGGCTACAGCCACAACTATTTCTGGATTAACTTCTTTAGTATCCAACACACTTAGTTCATTTACTGAGGGTCAAACAAATAGTATAACTATAGCTTCAGGAATAATAAAATTTGAAGGATCTAATGCTAATGATTTTGAAACAAGTTTAGCTGTCACTGACCCAACTGATGATAGGACTATAACTTTTCCAGATAATTCAGGAACTGTTGCATTAACAAGCGATATTGTTTATCCCGTAACTTTAAATAATTCAGTAACTCTCACAAATAAAACTTTAGCTCTTGGATCTAATACAATATCAGGAACACTTGCTCAGTTCAACACTGCAGTTACTGATGCAACTTTGGTTTCTACAACAGGAAGTGAAACTTTAACAAATAAATCTGTAAATTTAGCAAATAATACTTTAACTGGAACTTTTGCTCAGTTTAATAGTGCAGTTTCAAATGCTACTTTAGTATCCACTACAGGAACTGAAACTTTAACAAATAAAAGTCTTACTGCTCCAGTTTTAACAGGATCTTCAACTTCTGCAGGTAGCATAATTTTTAAAGAAGATACTGATAATGGAACAAATTCCGTAACTCTTAAAGGTGCTGCATCAACTTCAGATGTAACTATTACTCTTCCAGCCGAGACAGGCACTGTTCTTACAACAGCATCTTCAATTGCTAACAGTAATCTTGCAAATAGTTCAATAACTATTGGTAGTACAGGTATTGCTCTCGGAGGTAGTGCAACATCATTTACTGGATTAGCATCTGTTACTTCGACTGCAGTTGTAACAAATGACAGTGGATTTAGAATTCGAAATAATTCAGATAATACAAAAATTGGTGCTTTTAGTAGTGCATCAATTTCTGCTGGACAAACAAGAACATTAACATTCCCAGATGCTAGTGGAACTATTGCAACTCAGGCTTATGTTAATTCTCAGATTAGTGCTGAGGATTTAGATGTACAGACAGACTCAGGTAATATTGATGTTGATTTAAATTCTGAAGCTCTAATTCTTACTGGTGGGACTGGAATTGATACTAGTGCTACAGGAACCACAGTAACTTATTCAATAGATTCAACAGTTGCAACACTTACTGGATCTCAAACTTTATCTAACAAAACATTAACCAGTCCTGTTTTAAATACAAGCTTATCTGGTTCTGCTTTCTTAGATGAAGACAACATGGCTAGTAACTCAGCCACTAAAGTTGCATCTCAGCAATCAATTAAAGCGTATGTAGACACAGAGATAGCAGGTGTACCACAAGGTGACATCACTGCTGTTACTGCAGGAACTGGTTTGTCAGGTGGTGGTACTTCAGGTGGGGTTACTTTAAATATTGATTCAACAGTTGCAACACTTACTGGATCTCAAACTCTAACAAACAAATCTTTAACGAGTCCTGCTATTACAGGAACTTTAAGTGGAGATGCTTTTCTAGATGAAGATAATATGTCTAGTAATTCTGCTACTAAAGTTGCATCTCAACAGTCAATTAAAGCTTATGTAGATAGTGAAATTGCAGGCATAAGTGCAGATATAACAGCTGTAAATGCTGGAACTGGATTATCAGGTGGAGGTTCTTCAGGAGCTGTTACTTTAAATATTGATTCAACAGTTACTACTCTTACTGGTTCTCAAACTTTAACAAATAAAACATTAACCAGTGCTGTTTTAAATGGAACTATATCAGGTACATCAATAAAAGATGAAGACAACATGGCTAGTGATTCTGCTAGTCATCTTGCTACTCAGCAATCAATTAAATCTTATGTAGACACAGAAATAGCTGGGGTACCTCAAGGTGATATTACAGCTGTTACAGCAGGTACAGGATTATCAGGGGGAGGTACTTCAGGTGGTGTTACTTTAAATATTGATTCAACAGTTGCAACTCTAACTGGATCTCAGACTCTAACAAATAAAACAATAGATGTAGACAATAATACTATTTCAAATATTGAAGTTGATAATTTGAAGAGTGGAGTTTTAGATACTGATTTAAGTAGTGTTTCAGGATCTGATAATACTCTTGCTTCTGCAAAAGCAATTAAAACTTATGTAGATGCTAATACTGGTGGAGGTATTACAGCTGTAAATTCTGGAACAGGTTTAAGTGGTGGTGGATCATCAGGATCATTAACACTAGCAATTGATGCTACTGTTGCTACCCTTACTGGCACTCAGACATTAACAAATAAGACATTAACAAGTCCTACTATTTCTAGTCCTTCTATTACAGGGGATATTAGTGGAACTGGTAATCTGATACTCACCTCAACTGATGCTGGTAGTTCTGCTGCACCAGAATTTGAATTGTATAGAAATAGTGCTTCTCCAGCAGATGCAGATTATTTAGGTCAAGTTAAATTTACAGGTGAAAGTGATGATGGTAGTAAAGAAGTTTATGCAAAAGTTACAGGTAAAATTGATGATGCCAGCTCAGGAACAGAAGATGGTCTTATTGAATTTGCACATAGAAAAGCTGGTTCAAATGTAATCACAGGAAGATTTAAAAGTACAGTATTTCAATTATTAAATGGTACAGATTTAGATGTAGATGGAACTATTACTGGAAATTTAACTGGTAATGTTACTGGTAATGTTTCTGGATCATCAGGATCTACTACAGGAAATGCTGCAACTGCAACCGCTTTACAAAATGCTCGTACCATAGCTGGAGTTTCTTTCGATGGAACTGCAAATATATCTTTAAATAATAATGCAATTACAAACGGTGCTGGATATCTAACTTCAGTTGGAACATCAAACATAACCGACGATGCAGTAACTTATGCCAAGATTCAAAACGTATCAGCAACAAATAGAATTCTAGGTAGAGATTCCAGCGGTGCTGGAGCTATTGAAGAGATTACACCAGCTAATTTACGTACCATGATTAATGTTGAAGATGGTGCAGATGTCACTGATGCAACTAATGTAAATGCTGCTGGTGCAGTAATGAATAGTGATACATCCACTTCAGCTATGCAGTTTGTTGTAGATGAAGATAATATGTCATCTGATAGTGCTACAAAAGTACCAACACAGCAATCAGTAAAAGCATATGTAGATTCTCAAGCAGGTGGAACAGAGTTTGCTGACAATGTATTTAGAGTAAAAGATAATTCAGATGCAACTAAAAAATTAGCATTTGAATGTTCAGGAATTTCAGGAAGTACAACTAGAACCCTAACTGTTCCAGATAGTAATGGGACAATAGGGACAGAAGATTTTGCTACCGCAATAGCAGTGGCTTTAGGATAGTATTATGGCAACCCAAGTTCAATTCAGAAGAGGAACAACAGCGGAGCACTCAGGTTTTAAGGGTGCAAATGGTGAAGTCACCGTAGATACTTCATTAAAGACTGTTGTAATACATGACGCAATTACAAATGGAGGTTTTCCATTACTTAGACAAGACGGATCAAATGCTTCGTTAGCAGGTGGAAATGTTAATCAGTGTGCTTTAAAATTTCAAGGAGATTCAAATACAGGATTAATAAGTCCTTCAGCAGATAACATATCTTTAGTAACTGGAGGAGTTGCACGTCTTACAATAGATTCTAATGGGTCAGTAACAATTCCAGGTAATGTGACTATAAATGGAACATTATCTGCAACTACTACCAATTTTTCCGATCAATTGGCATTAATTCTCGCTCTAGGCTGATATGGCAAATACCTTCAAAAGTGACACAAAAGCAAATGTTGTTACAGCAGTTATAACTGATAGCACCGCAGTAGTTGTCACAGCAGGTGGTAGTTCAACTTTAGTTTTGTTAAGTGTTCTCCTCTCAAATAAAGTCGCAGCTAGTGCGGATGTAGATGTTTATCTTGAATCTGGTGGCGATGATGTTTATCTTCTACGAAATGCTCCAGTTCCTGCAGGATCTTCTTTGGAAGTTATAAGTGGATCAAAAATAATTATGGAAGCAAACGATAAATTAAGAATAAGAGCAGGCACAGCAAGTGCAATAGATGCGACTGTAAGTTATCTAGATCAGACTTAAGGAGGTATAACACATGGCTCTAACAACAGTAAGTTCAGAAAGACTCGCTACAAACGTAAAGACCTCTAACTTAGGAACAGAACTTAAAAAGAAAGTAGGACAATCTAAAAATTTAATAATTAACGGAGCTATGCAAGTGACTCAACGTGGTACAAGCGGTAGTACTGCTAGTGGCTATCCTAGTCTTGACAGATTTTACACTTTTAGTAGTGGGCTTGATGAAAACCCAACAATGTCACAAGGTTCTTTAACAAGTTCAGACACACCTTTCAGTTCTGGTTTTAGAAAATATTTAAGATTTCAAAATGGTAATCAGACAAGTGGTGCTGGTGCTTCAGATCAGACATGGTTTAGACAAGGTATCGAAGCTCAAAATGTCGCTCAAAGTGGTTGGAATTATACTTCATCTTCAAGTTTTATAACTTTATCATTTTGGATTAGAGCTAGTGTTGCACAAACTTATTATGGTTTTCTAAAAGCACCTGATGGAAGTAATTATTTATATCCCTTTTCAATGGCTTTATCTGCTAATACTTGGACAAAAGTAACAAAATCAATTCCTGGTAATTCTAATCTCGCATTTGATAATGATACTGGACTTGGATTAGAAGTTGGAATTTATGCTTATTTAGGTACAAGTTTAACTGATAATTCAGTTTCTCTTGATGCTTGGGCTGCTTATAGTTCTGGAACAACAAGAACTCCAGATCACACAACAACGTGGTACACAACAAATGATTCAACCATTGATATTACAGGAGTTCAATTAGAAGTAGGCAGCGTGGCAACAGATTTTGAACATAATTCTTACCAAGATGAACTTTATCATTGCTACAGATATTATGTAGAAAGAGGTTTTGAAAGTCTTTTGGGTAGTAAATCTGGGGCTGTTGGATATCCAAGAGTAAATTATCCTGTTGTAATGAGGGCTGTTGCAAGTACAGTTATTACGTATGATGGTACTAATGGAGCGATGAGAAATCAGAATGATGGAAGTAAAACAACAGGATTTTCAACATATAATCATTATGATTATGGATTTGCATCCAGAGGTAGTAATGGTTCTGCCGATATAATTTATTCATCAACTTATTATGCAGATGCGGAGCTTTAAATTATGACAATAACTTATAAAAAAAGTAATGACGAAAATGGAAATTTATGTTCTATTTTAATGAAAGAGGATGGTCAAGTCACTTGGAGTATACCTTTAGAAGTTGGAAATAGACATTATGATGCTTACCTTGAGTGGGTAGCAGAGGGGAATACAGTTGAAGATGCTGATGGATTAACTTGGGATGATATTAGATCTAAAAGAAATAATATATTAAGAGAAACAGATTGGACAATGACAACAGGTGCTACTGTAGATCAATCACAGTGGGCTGCATATAGACAAAATATAAGAGATCTTCCTCAGACTTATAAAGATAAAACTCCTAATGATGTTGTATGGCCGACACAACCATCAACTGCAGGACCTAATAGTTAAATTTTTTAAAAAATTAGCAATAATTCTCAAAAATTAGCCTCTGTAAAATAGAAGAAGCAAATAAAAGATTTCAGTAAGCATGCCGTATATAGGTAATAATCTCAGATCGAATAATGCTTATAAAACGATTGATGATGTATCGAGTTCGTTTAATGGAAGCACCCAAACTTTTGCTTTAACAGTTAATAGTTCAGCACCTGTACCATTTCCTAAATATGAGACACAATTAATAATTTCTGTTGGTGGTGTAGTTCAAGAACCAGGAACAGGTTTTACATTATCGGGAACAAATATAGTTTTCGGTTCTGCTCCAGCTTCAGGTGAAAGTTTTTTCGGTGTAATTTTAGCTGCTGCTGATTATTTAAATGCTGGTGGAACATTCCCTGATGGAACTACTGGAGTTCCTTCCATAACATTCTCTGATGATACTGATACTGGAATATTTAGAAGTGGTTCAGGATTAATTTCTTTTGCTTCTAATGGAACTAAAGTTGCTACCTTCCCGTCGAGTCAGGGGAGTTCAGGCCAGGTGCTTTCTACGGATGGTGCAGGTGTGCTCTCCTATGTTGATCAGTCAGGGGGTGGAGCTGTCGGAGGAGGCTCTGACAAGTTGTTCATGGAGAATGGAACAACCATGACAACTAACTACACAATCGGAACTGAATTTGGAGCGACAGCAAACGCAGTAAGTGCAGGTCCTATAACAATAAATTCAGGTGTCGTATTGACTATACCTGCTGGTTCTACTTATACGGTGGTTTAAATTATGAGTCAAATTAAAGTCAACAGTATTATTCCAGTAGGAGGTGTACCAACAGGCGGTGGCGGTGGAATAATTCAAATAAAACAAACAATAAAAACTGACGTTGCAAGTAGAGGAGGAAGCAGTGGTCAAGATGCTTTAGCTGCAATATCAGGTTTATCAGTTGATATAACACCAACATCTACTACAAGTAAAATTTACATAATTGTCAACATTAAACAAGGTGAAACTAGTAATGCTTGGGCTAGATATCAGTTGCAAAGAGATAGCACAGCTATTTATTTAGGAGATACTGCAAGTGGAAAAACACCATGTTCAAATTTTACCTATGTTTCTTCTGAATATAGAATGAATAATGTTGAAGAGCAGTTTTTAGATAGTCCTAATACAACATCTCAAATAACTTACCAAGTTTATTGGGGAGCTAGAGGTGGTTCTGGAACGATTGCGTATATTAACAGATGTGGACATGATTCTGGTGACTATGCACCAAGAACAGCGTCATCAATAACAGTAATGGAGGTGTCAGCATAAATATTCTGAATGTTTAGCTCCCTTAAAATAACTATATAAATAAAGGATTTTTAGATATGGCATTGGACCATGAAGCAATTTATAAAGCATACGCTGGAACGGTAGTTTCCATTGATGATGGTGCAGGAGCATTCGACTCAAGCGGTAATTCAG